TGACCGTAGACCAACTTATTAGCATGGCACAAAACCGCTTGGCTATCCTGAACGAACAGAAAACGCAGGCAATAGCCACTGGTGATGTGATTCGCGTTTCGCAATTGGACACGGAGATATTTCAGACCGAAACCACTCTTGTTCAGTTGAAGACTTTGCCCCACACGGGCTGAACGGAGTAACCCATGCCAGGATTAGGAGTGTGCAGAGCCAACATTGACACAGCGGGGGGACTCATTCTTGTGGGCAATCCGTACTTTTTCGTGGACGGGTTTCCGGTGAGCGTGGAGGGGAATCCTGTGGAAGATCACGGCAACAATGAGCACGACAATGCCATCATGGTGCAGGGGGTTCCGAGTTTTGTATTGGGTGGCATTCCGGTGTGCACAATGGCAAGTCAAGCCAGTTGCGGGCATCCGCCAACAGGATCAAACACTTTTTTCGTGGGGTAATCATATGGCAGAAGAAGCACCGTGTCCATGCAAGCAAAAACTATCAGAAAACGAGAAAGATGTCATCAACTTTGGGTTGAATGATGTTGTCAACATACTGCAAAATCCCAATCAAGCAGCAATAAATGCGATGGATGGACTGATAAAGTCAAACAGGTTGACTGGTGCTGCGTTGCCCGGTACTATTACTTCTCTGAACAATGCGCTAACTACACTTGACAAGGCTGACGAGTCTTTAACCAAATTTGTAGGGGAGTGTAATAAACTCACAGACCCACAAAACCTGTTGCGTACCATTAGTTCTATGGGGCTGTACGCGGATTTGACCTGTGCTTTGGGTATTCCCGGTCTTGATGTCACGGCAGGACTGGGTGTTGTTCAGCGGGACGGGCAGATGTCGTTGCAAGTGGGACTAAATGCACAAATACAGTTGAGCAGTATCTTGAAGCAAATACCGTCAGGGGCAACCGCTTTGTCTAACGACATTATAAACGGATTGAACGCTGCTGGTGACGCTCTTAATCAAGCAAACGCAGCCATCAATGATGTGGTTGCCAAAACACAACAGGCTCAAAAACAGGCTCTTGATTTCGTTCAGAAATATACAAGCATCAACGGACTGTTTAATCTGGTGAATCTGTCAAACGAAGACTCGTGCTTTAAACTGGGGGCAGCAGTAAATGCCAGTCTTATCAGTCCGGAATTTTATCAAGTGGCTACCGCCAACGCCACACCACAGGGAGGAACCAGCACCCGATGAGCAGCATATTTCAAAACTTGGACAGCATCAAGCAGTTCGTGTTGTCGTTTGGAGAAATTGCTGGCAGTCTCCTGATCGGGGTGCTGATCGGTGTGGTTGGTGCTGTGCGTAAGCGAAAAATCAACCTAAAGTGGAATACTTCAAAAGAGAGAACTTTCGTAGAGAAACACAGCCGAATCCACGAGCAGTTAACGGAACTGCGGGTCATGGTGCGTGCTTCTCGTTGCTTGGTGTTTCAGTTCCATAACGGCGGTTCTTTTGCGGACGGGGTGTCCATCAAGCGGTTTTCGGTGACTCACGAATCATGTGAGGCAGGGGTGACCAGCATGATTCTTGAATCGCAGGATGTGCTGCTTACCCGATACATTGAACTGGTGCAGACCATGAAAGACGCACCACACAAAATTCTTCCTGTAAGCAGCCTTGCCCCGTCATCGTTTCGTTCGGGACTTGAGATAAATAGCGTGGAGTACTTCAGCGTTTCTCCTTTGCAATGCTCTGACAGCCTCACCCCGATGGGATTTGTGTGCTGCCACTGGTGTTCGGCAGACAAACTGGACGAGATTGAAAAAGAGGGAATCGCGCAGACGGCACTGGAGCAGTTGATCGGGGACAGCGTTCGCAACATTAACTCGTATTTCTGGTTCAAGGCAGGCAGGAAGCAATGAGTGTTCGCATAGCGGCAGGACAGAAACCCATCTACACGGACATTGATCCGTTGTTCACGCGCAGTCCAAAGACTGGCGACCTGTTGACTGTTCGTGACGACTCTGCAATCAGGACATCCTTGCGGAATCTGTTGGCTACGGCTTTTGGTGAACGCCTGTTTCAGCCACACATCGGCGGTTCGCTCCGTCCGTTGTTGTTTGAACCCATTGATGCCATAACCACGATGGAAATTCGTGATCGTATATTGAACACCATAGCACGACACGAGCCTCGCGTTTCCCGTGTGCTTGTTGATGTGATTGCTCAACCAAACGAAAACAGTTACACGGTGAATGTGGAGTACTCCATAAGACCGCTCGGAAAAATAGATCGCGTCACTGTCGTCTTAGAAAGGGTACGCTGATGGCTAACAAGAACAGTTTCAACATCATAGGGCTGGACTTTGATGAAGCCAAGGCTTCTCTGAAGGCGTTTTTGGAGTCACAGGACACTCTCAAGGACTACAACTTTGACGGCTCCGTGTTGTCCACCATTCTTGATGTTCTTGCGTACAACACCCACTATCAGGCTTTTTATGCCAACATGGTGGCTAATGAGATGTTCTTGGACAGTGCTGTGATCCGTCCGTCCGTGGTGTCCCATGCCAAGGCTCTGGGATATGTCCCGTCTTCTCACCGCGCTGCAAAGGCGGTTCTCACAGTTGCTGCTCCTGGTGCTTCAGACAGCACATATTTGACTCGCGGATCGGAATTCATCGGAACCGATCTTGGCGGAACACAATATCGTTTTGTCCTACTTGACACCGCTTACGCAAATAGTCAAGACGATGAGTTTTCTGAAATAGAAGTACACGAAGGCACTCTGCGCCGAATGAGTTATGTCTACGATCCTGCGCGAAAGACCAGTTCGGTGTTCCTGATTCCCAACAACAAGATAGACACCACATCCATACGGGTTCGGGTAAAGGCTTCTGCTACAGACAATACGGGAATAGAGGACAAGTGGACATATGCGGAATCGTACATAGACTTGACCCCAACATCAAAGGTGTTCTTCTTGCAAGAGAAAGAATACGGAATGTACGAACTGTTCTTCGGGGACAACTTTCTTGGAAAGCAACCAGCGGCAGGAAATGTGGTAATCATTGAGTATCTTGAAACCAATGGAGATGTCGCAAACGGAATAGAAGATTTCACATCAGCAGTAAACGGTTTGGGTGCAATCACTGTGATTAGTCCCTCTGCGGGCGGTTCTCTTCCCGAAAGCGTAAATCGCATCAAGTTCTTGGCTCCTCGTTACTATCAGTCACAGTCCCGTGCGGTCACTGAAAACGACTACACATCCGCTGTTATGAAAGAGTATCCAAACGCCGATTCGGTGTATGTTTACGGTGGAGAAACTATCACTCCACCTCAATACGGCAAGGTGTTCATAGCAATCAAGCCAAAGTCAGGATCAGCACTGTCGGTTGCCGACAAAGTTGGTCTTGAAGAAAAACTTCGTAAAAATAGGTCGATTGTCACTGTCACTCCAGAGATAGTGGATGCAGACTATGTTGACATTGTGGTGGATTCTCTTGTGACATTTGATTCTTCTATCACAAGTTACGGAGCGGGCACGATAAAGTCCCTCATAGTAGCGTACATTTATACCCACTCTTCTACATTTTTGGAAGCATTCAGTTCAAATATGTACCTTTCCAAATTGGTGCAGGGCATAAACAGCCTTGATACATCCATACTCGGAAACGAAACAAACATCTTGTTGAGAAAGACTGTAAACACCAGCAAACTCCTTGCCGCAAAAGGAATTGCCTTGGAATTCAAGAATCCGTTCAAACACGAGTACGATGGTTACTCACAGGATCAAGAGCCGATTCTTGGCAGCAGCACATTCGCCCATATAGACAACAGCGGAACATTGATTTCTGATGTCAGTGCGATTGATGATGGCTATGGAAACATCAACCTCATAACAACCGATGAAAAAGGCAGACGGGTAATGATTTACGAGAAAATTGGAACCGTTGATTACGAAAAGGGAGTGGTCAACTTCAAAAGTAACTTTGCTCCAGTTTCAAGTAACTCTCTGTTCACCATTACTGTTCAACCAAAGAACGACGACATATTCGTTTTTGAGAACAAGATACTCCGTGTAAATCGCGGATACGCAGATTCTGTCCGTGTGTCTTTGCAGACACAAACCAACCGCAAGCAGTCCATACGGGGTTGATATGGACGCCATAACAAACATCATTCTCAATACTAAAGAAGAAGAACTTGAGAACATACTGTCTCCTTTCATCAAGGAGCAGTTTCCTTCTTTCATGCGTAGTGACTATGGAAAACTCATACTGTTTATCAAAGCGTATTACGAGTGGTGTGACCAAAACGGAAACGCATCCTTTGTTACATCGCACCTTGACACGGCGTTTGATATTGACAGGAATCTTGATCAGTTTCTTTCACACTTTGAGAACACATACATTCAGTCACTGCCTATAGCACTTGCCACAAATACAACCGGTTTCAAACCCAATAGAAAGACCATACTGAAGAAAATACGGGATTTTTACGGCAACAAGGGAACGGAAAGCGCGTATAGATTTTTGTTTCGAGTTTTGTATGACAGCGATCTTGAGATTTACTACCCAAAAACAGACATACTGAAAACATCTGATGGCAAATGGATTGAACCACGCTCTGTGAAAACAACCAGTGTGAATGGAGCCGATCTGTTTAACGGAGTTGGTGGGCAGTTGGTTCAGTACAGTGGTTCGACCATTGTTGCCAGTGCATTCATTGATTCTGTTGTGCAGTATTCGTTCTCTGGATTTCCTGTCACAGAATTTTTTATTAGCGAAATATCAGGCGTTCCGTTTGTGCCTGACCGAGAGGTTCGGGTTGTCAAAGAAAACACCGAATACAGAGAAACCGCGTACTCCGTTTTGGGTCAGTTTTTTGTTGATATTCCTGGTGAAAAATACAAAATCGGTGATTCTGTCACGGTGATTGATGCTCGTGGGATGGGGTTTTCAGGAAAGATTGAGCAAACAGATTTGGCTGGAGGCATCAAGAAAATCAGTATCATAAATTCTGGACTGAATTACGGTGCTGATGTGGTGTTGAACACTTTCGGTGAAAATCGGTCTGCGCGGGTTATTGGTTTGCGATCAGCGATCACCAATTATCCTGGCTATTTTTCTGGAAATCGCGGAAAAATATCGTCCACGAAAAAGATACCTGATGGGAACTACTATCAGGACTTTTCATATGAATTGAAGTCTGAGGTTTCGTTTGACAATTACTTCGAGGTGTTGAGGAAACTCATACACCCTTCAGGAACTAGAATGTTTGGTTCTATTCTTGTCAAAAAATCACTTGAAAACGCGGCGTCCTCCGCTGCACAGGCAACATTCTATGAAAGTCCGGTCATAGGAAAATACACTCCGTATACGCCAGGAACAACACTGAATCTGCGAAACAATGGTGTTACACTTGCTGGCTATTGGTTGGGTTCAACCGGCGATCTGTATCCGCTTGGGTACAATCCGTACATTGGTAACACCGCACAGGTAGGTCCAAACGGCAGCACAACATCTTTGGGAACGGTTTTCGTGGGCAGCAGTCTTGGATACACTTGGTGCTATGTTCCTGAAGGTGGACGCACGGCACACAATCCCATCGGTGCGCCTCTTGGTGGAACTGTTTCGTGGTATCTTGGTCAAGAAACAACATTCAATCCATCTAATATAGATGGTCTTGTGCTGTGGTTGAAACCGGAAAATATTGGTGTTTGCGGTGCTGTTGCAAACGGCGCAAGCATGGATGTGTGGACGGATTCTTCTCCCAAAGGCAACCACGCTTATCCTCCAATGTGGGACAAGTGGAATGGGGTGGCGCACCTAACAAAAACCGGAGTATCTTTTGGCTGGACCATGCAGGTGTACGACAGTGCCAATCCAGTCACCAAAGTTTCATTTGTGCCGAACGGTCTTTGTGGAGGATTTACAAGCGGAAGACTGATGATGCTCGGCTTGAATCAGTCTTCTGGATTGTCCAATCCTAGTTTTGACGGACTAGACTACGCCATATACTTGTTTGGATCATATGGTGGGAGTACAAACTCACGATTGGTTGTTGTTTACGAAAGTGGCGTCAATAAGGGAACAACTTATTCGACTCTCGACAACGCGGCATACGACAATTCTGTGTTTGAAGTAGAGTATTTGGAACCAGACATTGTATATCGAAAAGACGGAGAAGAATTCCGCCGCGTCTTTGCGGGATACGAAAAGACATTCTACTTTGACTCTAGTTTCTACGGAGATTCACTTGGTTCGGTTGGACATTCTGTGACCATAACAGAACTTTCGTATCACGGTTCAAATGTGATTCCGTCTTTTACCGCAACCAGCGGTATGCAGGTAGACAAATACGCAGGAGTCACCATAGACAAACTGCGCCCCACTCTTGTCATAAACGATAATGGAATCGTGGGAGCAACAGGAATATCTTTCAATGGCGGAGTTCTGTTCGGTCCGCAAACAACAGCCAGACTAACATCAACTTCTGCGGATCTGTTTACCATAGGATATGGTTACACAGCCGATGGAATAACATTTGGTCCTGGCAGCAGCGGTGAGCAGATACTCACAGGCAGGCATATTAGATTTAAGACTCCCATACAATTCACAGAAGACATGGATGCGTTTTTTGTGTACAGAAACGCCACCGATAGTCTTTCTCACGGATTGGGTTTTGTTGGAAGTGGAAAGCAACTGCACTTTTATGATTGGTCGTATGTGAATGGATTGGTTATGAATGTGCAGAGTTGGAATTTGGCTGACAGAAACCCATCGTCCTACACATACAACACAATTGACAACACTAGATTCTATCCTTGGTATGCAGGTGCGGTGAATTTCAATCCGTGGGCAGATCAGTGGGAAACCCTGTCTCGCACCAGCAGCGATTTGCGGTCTGTTTCTTACGATCCGCACATATCGGGCGCAAGCATGGGTTCTGTTGTGGCAGAAGTGAGCAGGGACACATCTGACCGATTGGCGTGTTACTTGAATGGTGTAGAGGGAGTCAATCAGTCTCCTTCCACTGGAATATTCTGTTCTCTGCCAACATCTCCATCCACACAGATGCGATATCCGGCTACAAGCGGTTTGTCTTTCTCGTTTGGTGAGTTTGGTGGAGGGTACATTCGACCAACTGCTGTTAGCAGTGAACCGTTTGGCTCTACTGCTTGGATAGAAGATTTGAAAACCAATACGCCGTACAACTTCATGGGTGTTCTATACGAGGTTTTGGTGTTCGACCGTAAATTGACAGAGGCGGAACGGCAGAAAATCTACGGGTACATATCGCGTAAATACAAAATGGACCAAAAATTACCTGACTCGTATTACTCATCACACAATAGTTCGTATATTGCTGGCACCACTTATTGGGTGATAGACCATCACCCAAATTCAAGAACAATCACCACAATACCTGAAGGAATTTGTTTTGATGGGATAACACTTTCCAATTTTGTGTCATTACCGTATGCGGTTTACAAATCGGAGGGCACTGTGTTGTCCGATGGAACCGTCCTGTCGGGAGATACATACTCTAACATAGGCATATAAGAGGACTTGCATGGCTAGTTACCTGACAGCATCCATTAAAAGGTCATACGCTGAAAATCTCCTTACCGAACTGGAAAGGAATGAGAATCAGTACTTCTTTTTCATTGGCAAGGCTACCCCTTGGAGCAACGAAAACAGTCCCTCGTCTTATGACAATTCGATAAAGAGTGATTATCAGGTGATGAATGACATCATTGGGTACAAAAAACTAAACCCATCAAACATAGTGTTTGCCTTGCCGAGATACGAGTGGATTGCCGGAACCACATACGATCAGTACGACGACACGATTGATCTGTTTGACGAGAACAACCCATCAGTTTTTTATGTGGTCACGGATCAGAATAACATCTACAAATGTTTGAGCAACAACAATGGATCACCGTCAACACACAAGCCAGATCAGGTTCTTTCAGTTCCTTTCGGAGTCACTGGTGGATATGTGTGGCAGTATCTTGGAACCGTGCGCGACAGTGATTTGCCTTACGAACTGACAGACTACATTCCGATTGATTTTGCGTACAGTAGTGTTGACACGGAAACGACCAACCAATACAACGCTCAGGAACAGTCGGTAAACGGTTCAATAACACGACTGGTTGTGACCAATTCTTCCGGTGGTAGCGCAGGCACATATACTGGAGCGATATCCAAAAACACCATAACCGATGCCTTGAGCGTTCCATTGAGAATATCTGGATTTACCGCGAACACGGACGGAAAGTTTGTCACGATCAGCGATCCAACTTCTCGCAGCAGAATTCAGCCTGTGCAAACAGTGATCGACGGTTACATCATCAGGATAACCGACAGCAGTGTAAACAAGACTGAGATTGGTAACTATGCCGTGATAGAATCTGTTGCCGGAACTTCCACAACCGAATACATCTTAAAGTTGAAAGACGATGTTATTGATTTTTATCTAACCACTCCGTCTTCTGGAACTGTTCAGGGAGAAGTTGTTGCAGAAATAATACCGCACATTAAAATTGTCGGAAACGGAACAGGCGCGTATTCTTATCCCGTGATGAACTCTAGTAAACAAATTGCTTCTGCCGTTGTCGTGAACGGTGGAAAAGACTACTCAAAGACTTTTATTGAAGTCACAAGCGAAAAAACAGCAGTAACAAACCACCCTAGCATTCGTGCCGTTGTTTCCCCCAAAGGTGGTCACGGCAGCAATATTTTGAAGGAACTAAACTCAAAAGACATCATCATAATTGTAGAGATCACGGAAGAAGATCGTCAAAAGATTCTTGACGGTGGGTCATACAGGCAGTTCGGAATAGTGAAAAATCCTCTACTTTCGTCCACAAAAAATCTTGCAGGAAAAGAAAACCTGTTCTACCGTGATATAACGCTTTCGCCAGTTTCTGGCGATAATGAACTTTCTAATTTTAGTGGTGATACTTTCAATCTTGTTGTTGGATCTGAATCGTATTCTGTTGCAAAGATATTGGGAATCCGATCCACCGGAGCAAGCACCATAACACTGAAAACGCAAAATTCTTCTGGAAAATTCATAACCAAGCAAGACCGTGCATCTGATTTTTTGATAACTCTGGATGCGTCTGAAACCAGTTTTCAAGACGGAGAAACCGTTACACAAACTATTCCGGCAGCAACCATCATACCGGTTCTAGGGTATCCTCAAGGAATATCTTATGGATTTCCTGTAACAACCACCGGAACAGTCCTGTATTCTCAAGGCTACACGATTGGTGTTCGTCAGCAGTCAAACAGTGTGTTTTTGGCTGGATTCACAATGACCGGAAAAATCTCTAGGGAATCCAAGTCAGTCTTGGGCGTGGCTCCATCTTACGGAGAAAGGGTTTACATAACGAAATTGCAAGATTCTTTGCCTGTGGTTGTTTCCGATGGAGAATATCGAGTTGTTGATGTGGGTGTTCCGTATTCCGACTCCTCCAATCTTGTTGCTTACAGCGGGCTTCATGTCCTGCATCTGACAACCAGCATTAATACCGCGGTGGGCGCGTTTGATGTCACTAGTTCTCCACTTACTCAAAATTCATATTCTTTCGGTGACACCGTTCATCAGGGAGTGACCGGACAGTTTGGACACTACGCAAGCGGAACCGTTTATCGTTGGGATTTCGAGAGCAGCGGAAGCGGCAAACTGTATCTTACCGATGTTCTTGGAACTTTCAAGAATGTTCAGAACGATGGACTGACCGGTTCCACTCTTGGATCTTACATTGTTGCAAGTGTTACGCTTCCAGAAATAGACCGCAGTTCCGGAGAAATCCTATACATAGACAATGTGCGACCCATTCAGCGAGCCATAGGTCAGGAAGAAGAATTCAGAATCCGTTTGGGCTTCTAATACAGAGGAAACCATGCCATACGATCCCACGATTTTTAACATCAACCCCTACTACGACGACTACGACCCACAGAAGGGGTTTTTGCGTGTACTGTTCAAGCCTGGTTACGCCCTGCAAGCCCGTGAAGCCACTCAGATACAGTCTATTTTGCAGAATCAGTTGTCGTCCGTTGCGGATCACTTGTTTAAGGATGGTGCAAGAATAGCCGGTGGTGCTATCAGCATCCGAAATGCTGATTACTTGATGATTAAAATCACGGGAACACCCGCCGCTCCGAATGTGTTGCAGGGCGTTACGGATTTTTCTTTCTTGGTCGGCGGTTATGTAAGCGTTGGCTCCGGATCGGCATCAACACTTGCAAAGGTTGTCCACTACATAGAACCCGATCCGGAAACAGACAATCGTTTGATACTGATTCTTGATTTTTTGTCTGGAACTTCGTTTGCGGGTCAAACAACAGTAAAGTGGGCTTCAGATGACGATGATCTTCCTCCAGAAGCGGCTTTGACATCCATTGTAAGAACGGAAACGCTTCAGGTTGAAACCAAGTCGTGGGCTAGCGGACGGTGCAAGTTGGTGACTGTTGATGATGGAATTTTTTATGTTGATGGTTTTTTCGTGTATTCACAGCAGCAGAATTTTTCTCCGTATCGTCCAATCACTCTTTCCACACCCGACACAACCGTTCCAAGCGGAAAGGTGCGTGATCTTGGTTTCGGCAATTTTGCCTTGTTGAACAAGAAGATTGGATTTTCTGTTGAGAGAGACAATGTTACCGATCAAGAAGACACAACTCTGCGCGATCCGGCAATTGGCTCATACAATTACAACGCGCCTGGAGCAGATCGTTACAAAATAGTGCTGTCTATGGATCAGTTGGACGGTGACGATGAAGTTCCTGATTTTGTTGAATTGGTAAAGTACGAAGACGGGCGGGTGATACGAAAGGTTGAGCGGGTTGCATACGGTGAAATCGAAAAAGCCCTAGCAATTCGCACCTACGATGAGTCTGGATCGTATACTGTTTCATTGAATGAGGTACAGATTCGTGAAGGCTCGGGCAACACCATGTCCGTGCAGATTGGACCTGGAAAGTCCTATGTTCTTGGTCACGAACTTGAAAACAACAACACGGTTTTTGTTGATCTCCCAAAGGCTAGAGATGTGGAGTACAAGGCATCGGAGGGCAACACATATCAATTCAGTGTGTCTTTGTATACCGGTGTTTCTGTTGGTGGTTCGAACTCTTTTGGCGAAACTTTTGGAAGATACTTTGGTCGTATTTGTGGTGGGCAATCACAGATAACTGCATACGGTTCCACCGGTGCAATAGTAAATAGATCCTCTGTGCACGGCATGATTCCGTATCCGCAAAACAACATGAGCGGTGGTGTTGGCAAAATTGGCAACCACTACCGGATGTATTTCAACGGTATTAGTGGTGGTCCCGGATTGTCGGGATACATCTATTTGAGCGGAATTACGGCTGGTTACATAAGCGGAACCGCGGCAGGTTCCAATTTTGCTGTAACTCGTGGAGCACTTGATTCTCAAACACTGGTATACCCACTCAAGCCAGGAAATGCCGTGGACAACATTACCAGTTTCCGCACTCGGTTCAAGGTTGCAAGTGGTCAGGACAATACTACCAACAGTTATGTCAATATCAGCACTTCGCCCTCTGGAATAACCACCTACTACAAGGTGTACAAGAGCAGCCTTTATGACATTTCCACCGCTGGCGATAATGTTTACAATTTCCCACAATACACCAATGTGACAGGCAGCGGAAACTCCAACATATTCAAGCACCTAGCGTTTGTGTGGGCTGGAAGCGGAAATAGTGCAGGACTTGCGTTTGTTCCCAACGGCACAAATGCTGTGCTTAACACAGGAACCGATGAAAATGGATCGTATCTTGAATTTGCAATGCCAGCAAACCTGTATCCGGCTGGATTTACGGCGAGCACCGCGCCTATTCGTGCCGTTGTTCCGATAGAATACACGCCGAATATTCCAACAGACGGGTCTGCTCCAACGGATTTCCGATACAAGGTTTTGACGGGTACGACATTCACCATACAGAGTTCTGTTGGAAATCAAGACACGAACATCAATTTGAGCACTGCATATGGAGGACAGAGAAAATCTTTCCCTCTTGGTCACTCAGACATTCATTCCATAACAAAGATCACTGCTGTTGACAACAGTGTGCCTCCGATCAGAACAGATGTTACGGACGATTTTGAGTTGGACAATGGACAGCGCACATACTATTACGGGACAGGCAGAATAATTGTAAAGGAAAGCGAAGACAACAAAGCCATCTATACTACTGCTGCTTCCCAAGTTCGTCTTGAAGTTCAGTACAAGTATTTTCAGCACAAAGGTCTTGCTGGTGCTCCATTCATAGGCAAGCACTCTTATGTGCACAATGAGAATCCTGGTTTCAAGTACGAGCAGATTCCTCTGTTCAACAACACATCAGGAAGAATTCCTGTTGTGTCCCTAGCAAACTGCGTGGATTTCCGTCGCGGTACTGGAAATCAGATGATGAAGCCCTACGGAAGATCGGAATTCTCCATAGAGGGAGACACATCCGTTAGTTACACCCACTGGCTTCCACGCATAGACAAACTGTGCTTGAAAGAAGACCCCATTGACGGATCTGCCGTGTTCTACATCATTGAAGGAGAACCAGACTTGTCTCCTGTTCCTCCTGTAGATCCAGACGATGGACTGGTTTTAGCCACCATTACTGTTCCTGCGTACACGCATTCTGCTGATGATGTAATTGTCACTCCGGTGGACAACAGACGCTTCACCATGTCTGAAATTGGTAAAATTCAGAAGCGAATTGACGAGGTTGAGGTTTTCACCAAACTGTCAATCAAAGAAAGTGAACTGTCATCTCGTTCAATGAAGAGCACCGCTACTGCATCAGAACCAATCAAAACATCAATACTGGTTGATGAGTTTTACGGGCACTCTGTTGCCGATGTTTGCGATACGGGACACCGTTGTTCGATTGATTATGAGCGCGGTATACTGTATCCTTTCTTCAGAACAGAAGACATCACTCTCACATCTCCAACTAGCGGTGGTGTAACCTTCACTTCTGATGGACTTATGATGCTGAGGTATGCGGAAAAGGAATACATCAGCAACAAAAAGTTCACTGGAAGAATACAGGTTAATCCGTCAAACATCGTGAACTTCCTGGGTTTTATGAAACTGTCGATGCCTATCATACCGAACTTTGACTCTTTCTATCGTCCAGTAGTCAAGACAAATGCTTTGATGGAAAACGACAACTGGCTGTCTTCCAATGCAAACAATGACCGTGGTTTTGGAACACAGTTCAATCAGTGGGAAAGTCTTTGGACAGGAATAGAGCAAATAGAGGAAGAACAGGACGACATACAGCAAAAAATGCTGGAACTTCCACACTCGACCAACGATTCCGCTGTTCCTGGATGGTTGAGTGGAAGTGAAAAGGTCGGCGTTTCCCGAAAAGTAGAGAGTGTTGATCAAAAAGTAGACAACTACATTCGATCAAGCAGGCTGAAAAATCGAATCAAGCAAAAAATCGCAAATCGGATTGTAGACCGTAGCGTTGTTCCGTATATTCCGTTTGTTTCTGGAATTACCGCTACGGTTCACGGTTTGAAACCAAATGCAACGGGACTCGCTCTGTACTTGGACGGAGAAAGACTGGTCAGCGGAATAACCACCGATGGCTACGGCTCTTGTACCGTTCGGTTTGGAATTTCTAGCGGAACATTTCTCACCGGCAGCAAAGTGGTGCGTATTGCAGACTCTTCTGTTGTTGCCAATTCCAGTATGTCTGCTGAAACAACCCTGCATTGCACAGGATTGCTTGAGCAAAAGTCCTCTGGAGTTCATTCTACCCGTCCAATAGAACTGCGTAGGCAGACTCCAGACACAGAAACCATATTCAAAGACCCGTTCAATCGAAACACTGATACTCTTGAAGGAATACAGTGGACCGATCCACTTTCACAGACATTCTTTGTTGACAAGAAGACACATCCAAGCGGAATTTTCTTGAGTTCGGTGGATTTGTTCTTCACTCACAAAGACTCTCGTTTGCCCGTTACCATTCAGATTCGTCCCACAGTCGGTGGATATCCCTCACCATCAGTGGTCATGCCATTCAGTACGGTAACAAAAATGCCGTATCAAGTGTTTACTAGTCCAACAAGTCCGCGAACAACAAACTTCAAGTTCAGCAGTCCAGTTTATCTTGAGCCTGGTGAGTACGCCATTTGCATACTGACAAACAGCGACAAGTATCGTGTGTTTGCAGCGACCACCTCAAGAAACGGTTCAACTCCTAGCACTTCTGGTGGAGACTCAGACAACGGAAGAGTGGGTAACAACCAACTTATTGGTTCCCTTTTCAAGCCCAATGCACTGGGCACATCCATTCAAGACAAGGCTGTTGACCTGATGTTTACTGTTCGGCGGTGTGACTTTTCGTCCAATGCAATCGAATCTGCTCAATACACCATCACCAATGAATTGGCGTATTCTCAAGGCATCCGTGTCTACGCTCCAGAGATTATTCCTGCGGGTTGCTCCATACGGAGAACCATTACAGGTACAGGATACAGCAGATCGGTAAAAAACAACGAGACATCATATTTTACGCATTCTTCTCTTCCGCGAGATGGTACTTTGAAATATGATTTGTTCCGTGGTTCAAACACTGCTGTTTCTCCTGTGGTGGATGTTTCCGCTGCCTGCATCACCGCCATCAAGTTGTTTACCATTAATCAGCCCACCATTTCTTCTTACATTTCTCGTGTTGTTGAATTGCCAGAGGGTTATGAGTCTGATGGGTTGTATTTGGCTGCGGACATCCGCGACCCGTATCTCCCACTAGTGGGAAATCCGAACACTCAAAACATGAACCGAGTAAAAGTCTACTATCGCACTGCCCTTCCAGGAGAAGACGATATTGATGACGCTATTAGTCCGGGTGGAATCTTTGCAAAATCTTGGAAAGAATTCCCCGCAAGAATAAAGCCAGGTCCAAACGAAAACGCTCTCAGTTATTCAGAATCACAGTACATTGAGTACGCTTTCAAGCAGGATGCCCTGCCCAAGTTCTGCAAGTATCAGATCCGCATTGATCTTATTTGTGAGGCTGCGCCGGTTTGGAAGTGGATTCCTTCCGTAAAGAACTTGAAAGCCATTAGTTACTTGAGGTAATCCGTGAGCATACGATATTTCAGACACACGAGCAATCAGTCTTTGGTGCTTCCAGAGCGAGAAGTCGTGGACGCACACCGCTCCAAAAGGCTGCTCGAAGACAGGATAGAAGCACTGGAAACGGAGATAAATACTCTGAAGCACAGTTTTCAAGAACTCATAACCGCACTGAACCACTTAAAAAACCGCGAGTAAAACATGGCAGCAAGCACCGGACCAGACGAAAATACCTATCAGATCGACAATGTTGAGTTGGGTGACACATTCAATGTGTGGCGTGATACCACAAACACGCAGACCTACAAACTCAACAAAATGCGGATATACGATGGTATCAGTTCTGATTCTATTGATGTTGGCATTTCTGCTTCTGGTGTTTTCACGGCAGACATTCGCACCAATGTGAACAAAGGCATTACATTCCTGCAACCCGTCAACTTCAGCAGCGGTGTCACATTCAACGGTCCAGTCACATTCAATGCAGACACTTTCACCGTTAATGCAAGCATTGTCACCATTGACGACTACGCAATCGTGCTTGGCAACACCGCAGCGGGATCAGACGACAGCAAGATCACAGCCGCAGGCGGCGGCGGTCTGCTTATTGACCGCGGCAGCAGTGGAGCCACCGCAGAGTGGTTGTGGACTCCCACTCAAGTGGCTGGATTGACTGGAACTTGGAAGGGTAATGCACACATTGGATTTGATGGTGACACATACGGAATCATTCCTTACAACAACGGCAATCTGATCATTCATGGATACGGATTGGAGTTTAATGGCGGCATCACATCCGCGCACGGACTCATGTTCACCGTAAACGATATCAATGGAACAACATCGAATCGCTCCATTGAGTTTTCTCGTTACTATCCCGCTGGTGCAACAGTTTTTGCAGAGGTTTTAAGCGGAGCCACTTACGGTGCTCGTCCGTTTATGAACATCAAGGACGGCGCAAACCGAAAAACAGTCCGTCAAATCTCTCACGGACTTCAGTTTGGAATGCCTGTGCGCTTGAATGGCGCAACATACGCATCAGCCATAGCAACAGACGGTCAAAACGCAGAAGTGGTTGGTTTGGTGTCAAAGGTGATTGGAAGCCACGATTTTGAACTCACATTCTTGGGAGAGATATTCGGGGACTTCACCCCCATAAACGATGGTCAGCCGCTCATTCCAGGCACAACATATTACCTGTCTCCGTATGTGGCAGGAAACTTGACAAGCAGTCAACCGACCGCTTCGGGAGTCGTGCACAAGGCTGTCCTGATTGCCACTTCAGCCACATCAGGCGTGGTGCTGCCTTTTACTGGAGGAGTTCTCTCAAGTCCACTGGTGTTGTCTAACGCCACCTCTGTTTCCACCAGAATAAATCAAGCAAACAAATTCTCGTTGGGCGATATGGTGCGCTTCAAGCCGTATTCGCCGGGTGTAACACTGTCGTACATTTACAATTCCAGCGGTAACACATACGCAGAGTATCACGATTACGGAATTTTCGTAAAGGCACAGGCTGACTCTGAAGAAGAAGCAGAAGTGGCTGGCATGGTGGTTGGATTTGCAGGAGAAACCGGAGAATCAGGTTACAAAACCTATACCGGCTTTGATGTTCTCATGGACGGTTTCTTTGACCTGTCTTCTGCTGGATCAACTTTTGCGCTTAATGCTGGCTCCGTGTATTTTTTGAACACCGGCTGCGCTGGTTCAACAGGTTCTTTCGAGTCCGGTGCTGCTTGTCAAACGCTGAATCCTCCTGTTGCATTTGGTCGCATACGCAAGCCGCTTTTCATGGCTACAGGACCAAAGTCAGGATACCTGTTCTCGTATCGTGGAGACATTCGCGCAGAAGTTGGCATAACAGGTGCTTCTGCTGATGTGACTCGTTTCTTGGTTACTGACATCCGCGACGGTTTCAGCGGAGATTTGGTGATTGGTCACTATGACGGCAATCAATACGGAAAAGAGTCCATTCGTGTAGCAGCAGGAACCACATACTATTCTGATACTCGTGGAAGAACAGGGACACTGGTTGGTATCGGTGGAGGATGGAGTCGATACATCACCGATGCAGCGGCTGGTTCAGCCCGAATAATGGCACAACTAGATGTGAATGGAGACTTGAGACTCGGAAAAACCCTTGCAGGCACACCGCAGGGGCAAGACCTCATAACAGTTAGGAATGATACCGACACCATCAACGGAGTAACCATTGCTTCTCGCATAGTGATTGGAACGGATTATTCTGATGCAAACTTGGTGATAGGACGCGGAGTGCGCCCACGAGTCGGTGCAGTCGGATACATGAGCAGTCTGAATGGAACACTTGACCGATCTGTTTTTGTGTTGGGTGTCAGTGGAACTTCCCCTATGCTGCGGTGGGGCATCGCAAACGATTCTGCGGGCAATCTCGGAGACACGGTGTCCATGTCCGATGTTTTCACCATAACAGGATTCACCGCCTCTTTTGCCCACGCAGTAAACATCGGAACCACAACTGATATTGCGAGTCTGGCGACACATAAGCCTCGTCTTTTGATACAGGGTGACACCAACACAAGTCCCCGTCCTCAAATATACATGAAAGCAACGGACGGCAACTTCATACTTATGAACGCAAGTGGTCAGACTGGAGATTACAACGGCGTCAACCAATACGGTGGTGGTGCTTACCTGATCTTCGGCAAGCAGGGCGGCGGCGGGGTAACTCAAGCGTTCGGTCTTGGTCCGTGGGCAGCAGCGGGTGGTCAGCAAGTCGGTATGCTGATGAATTACAATGGCACAACGGTAAATATCGGCATAAACAAGCACAATCCAACCACAACTCTTGATGTAAACGGAAAGATCAAGACCACAGACCTTGAAGTGACCGGAACCACCACGATATACGGCGGCGGTGCACCAGCCATCGGTGATCGGTTGGTTGCGTCAGCCACTAACGGAACCGTAGAGTGGGACACGGATCTGATATCTGGAGGTACTGTCTATTCTGTAAAAATAAACACAAATTCTCCCGCCACCGATACAACTAGAGGGTGGACCGACAGTTTGAGCGGAACCACAGTATACACAGGAGACTTTACCGATCTCACTGCTGTTTACAGTTCATATAGCGTAACTATTCCGCGCGGGGTGTATTTCGTGCAGCCGTACAACAACATTACATACTCCACCAATTTCAGAGCGAGTGCTGCTTATTACGGAAGAGTAGGGATACAAGCAGTGTCTGGAACTTTGGCAGTGCAAACATTTCCTGGAAAAAACATCCACTTCAATTTTAATGCGAGTGGATCAAAACACAATTCCGACCTCTATTCTCCAGAAGTATACGAAATGGTTCCATTTATTATGTGGGTCACCTCCCCCACCGCTACCGTAAAAGGAGTCATTAAGCATATGTTCGGCGGAACCATCTCAGTGGTTGGTGGTGCAAATCTCGGAATGTCTTATAGTATCGTCAGAATTTGTTGATGGCGTCCACGGAGTTTTTGCGGAATAAAGCAGTCTACTAACAGGAACACACATGGGATCATCACTAATACTCACAGGCGGCGCAGCCGTAACCAAGACACTCAAAGAAGCCATCACACAGACTGCTCACGGTTTCACTGTTGGTGATGTGATTCGGTGGAATCCTACCTCTTCCCCGCCAAAGTATGTGCTGGCACAGGCTGATTCCGCCGCCAATGCAGAGGTGGCTGGCGTGGTCAGCAGCCGTACTGACTCCAACAACTTTGAGGTAACCTATCACGGGTACATTGACCTGCCACAGTTTTCGGGCATCTCCGCACCAGTGATGTTCCTGTCGTCTGTTGCAGGAGGAAGCCTGTCGTCCACCCCACCCAGTGCTGTTGGCACGGTAGTAAAGCCAATACTTACCCGAAACACCAACGGCAGCGGACACTTGGTGATGAACTACCTGGGCACGCAGATCGGCGGCTCGTCCACCATCTCCGTGGACGAGATTCAGCCTGTGGGCACGATCATGCCGTTTGCAGGAACAGCCATTCCTGACACATGGTTGCCGTGCAATGCCACTTCGTACAGAGTAACAGACTATCCTGAACTGTATTCCAAACTGTGCTATGACACAGGTGATCGTGTTCCCATGTACGGGCACATCGTGGAACTCACGCTTTCTGCGATTCCGTCAGGAACCACTGTTGGTGATTACATTCTGTTGCCCAAAACTGGTCAGAGTTTTCCTGGAACCGTAAGTTCAACTGGAGAAGAGGACACTCTTAACGCGTTGATTCTTGTTGAGGGGCAGATTCGGGCAATAGACACGGCAAACAACAAACTCACTGTTTCTACTGCTTGGAGATACAACACCACCAAAAAGTACTTTGAGTATGTGAATGCTGCATTTAAGCCAGCGTCCAACTACACCATTACTGCGGGTACCTGGGTACCAGCAAATGTTCGCGGTACTATTAATGCAACAACGGTCACAGCCGTTGCAATTACGCATTTCTATACGCCTGACTTGACTTCTCGTTTTCTTGTTGGTGCTGATGGTTCTGCTCTTGTTCCAGTTGGTGGTCAACCAGATAATTTCACTTTCTCGTTGGGTAGCAATGGTCTTGATGAGTCGCGCAACAATGTGTACAGCATGGGCGCGTTCGGCGGCGAAGAGAAGCACACGCTCACCACGGCAGAGATGCCTGCTCACGACCACCCAAGAGGAAATGCCAGTGATTACTATTGGCTGGGCAATGAGTCAAGTACAGCCAAAGATTTTAGTTTTTCTGCGGGAACCAATCCCGCTTACGAACTCTCGACAAGACGGGGTGTTGATTCTCAAGGTGGTAATGACCCCCACAACAACCTGCCACCGTACCTTGCGGTGCGGTACATCATAAAAGCCAAGTCGTACACCCGAGCGGCTATCGTGGACGGCATCGACCTGCCGTACAACAACCTGCTTGTTCGTGACCTGCGGACACGGAATGTGGGTGGCTCAAACGGTGACTTGGGAATCTACACCAACACTCCAGGTGATGCTGGCACCGGAACGCTTCGTGCGGTGTTCACGCAGGGAGGAACCTTTGCGATTGGAAACGCGGTTTCCAGTAGTTCTGTTGGTGATTTCGCCAACTTTGTATTGAGACACAACGGAAACTCCGAGATTGCACTGGTGAAAGCAGACCCAAGTGGAGTGGATGTGGGTGTTTCGTTGCGGTGCTATTCCAGCCGTGGAACCGTTGCTGCTCCACTGGCTGTTCAAAGTGGTGATGTTTTGTCTCGGATTAGTGGTTTTGGTTGGGACGGCACAATTTACGGAAATTTGAGTGGTGTGGGCGGCAGAAACGGCGGATTTAATGTGGTTGCTGAAGAGGCTTTTACTTCAAATACCCACGGCACGGCTTTGTCTTTTGAATTCACCCCACGGGGCAGGTCTGCTGGCGCAGAGGGTATGCGCTTTACTTCAGATTCAAGATTGGGAATCGGCACAGCCACGCCAGGCGCGTCCCTTGATGTGAACGGTACGCTTAAGCACAAGAATCCTGCGTTCTTAGCAGGTACGGCAGCAGCAGACATAGTAACCACCAAGCAAGTAAACTACACCACTTTGGTATACAGTACCACTTCCATAAACGACACATACAACGGGGTTAATGTGTACAATCCAAGCACTGGAGTTTTTACCGCACCCATCACAGGCAGGTACTACTTCTCTGCCCGCATACTGTTTGCTCACTCCTCTGGTTCTTGGAGACTCAATGGAACAGAGGGCGGTGGAGGATTCTATATTGCAAAAAACTTTGGTACTGCAAGCGAGGCAAGCATTGGACCTGCGGCTGTCACACCGAACAGTACTACGGTGGATTTGGTTCATATTCAGGTTAACGCAGACGGCTACGCAAACCTCACGGCAGGAGACACGGTTAGGGTAGTTTACTACGGAAAACCGTTTAATGCAAACCACAACTGCTTTGGTGGAATCTTCATAGGCTGATTCACATAAATACACACGATGCCATACTCACACCTACCAATTCCCAACACCCCGTCCACCCGTATCATTGATACGGACACCTATATCTACATTGCCCCGCCCAATCACCCGATGGGCAAAACAGGGTCAGCAGGATCGTGGACAGGAGCCACATTCGGAAGCGACAGCACCGGTGACGGATCGTTTTCTCGTCCGTATGCCACGCTACGCAAGGCATGGCAGAAGGCACAGGAGTACATCATACAGGGCAATGCCCGTATGTACATTCAGTTTCAGAAGGGCATCTACGGGTACACATTCGATTTCAATGATCGGGCTGGCACAAACCCGTTCCCCGACAACCTGTACCACCCACAGGGCGAGCGCATCATTATTCAGGGCGACCTTGAAGCCATACGGCAGCGTTACCTGTACCGAGTAAAAGACTACGCATGGGACTTGTCTCGTTTGGCGTACTACGGGCACACCGGCACCGTGAACCTGTGGTACGGACAGCACGCGCTCGGCTTGACTTCTTCTTCGTATCCAAACGGAACAGGAACAACCGCTCACGGTTTCAGTGCACAGGACGAAATGGGCTATGTGTCCATCGTTAACGCTGCTCAAAGCACGCCGTGCAACAGAAGTTATACTGACTTATACAACGGAATCTACACCAATGGCAGATACAGTATGTCTTCTGGTTCACCGTGGTTCCGTTCACATCTGAATCACGGGCTTTCATATGAGGAAGCAAAGGGAATACAGGGTATTGCACGCATAGAAAATGCCAGTGCAAATTCAAACGATCTTCGTTTGCAGTTCAAGAACCTGAACCTGGACGCTCGTATTGCAGTGTATCCGGGCACAACACTCAACGGAAAAGTAAACGGGGGACTGGACAACACTCTGTCTTTTATTGGTTCTGGTACGGTAATTATACCAAACAACTATCCTGAGCCTCAGTACAGTGAACCAAATGGATACTACGGTCCCACGCTAGGGGTTTTGGACAACTGCACACTTGTAGGGACCACATGGGGAAACGACAATGGTGCAGTAACTTATGGTGTGTATCCACCCACTTCAGTGATTCCTGGTGGTGTGAGTCTTAGTTATCCGGATCGTGAGTCAGGCGATGTTCACATCACTGACGACCCCCATGTACTAACGAATTTCCCTGTGGTCATCAAGGTGTACGCACAGTCAGCCACAGGTGACGGTTATCAGCAAAAACCTGTTCCGTTCTTGATTGACGGTGGACGAGTGGGGGCAATACGCAATATCATGCTGGTCAACGGCGACATAGAAGGCATATCGTATTCGCGGTTGCCCAATGGTCAAACTCTTGCACCGTGTCACATGATGGACACTGCTGCCGGAACCGCAATATACGACAACAGAACCCGTTCGTTTGCTGGAATGATGCTGCTGAACGGCGCAAAAGTAAAGATACGAAATCTAGGAATGGTTGGTTGGGGAACGGTCACCAACTCCGCCGCAATAATGATTACTGACGGTTCTGAACTGGGTGCAGACCTAGTGTTTGAAGAAGACTCTTATTACAACAGGCAGGGAGCGCAACTGGCTGGAACCCCCAATACTTATGCTGAGTTGGGTCGATTGTACAACACCCCAATATTTTTGACCACGAACGGCGGTGGCATACACTGTGATGCTGGCTCAAAGATTTCTTTGCTTGAAAGTTTTGACGCAAGCACCGCTCTTGTGCCCCGGTCGTTGTTGTATGGCTTGTTCAACATATGGATACAAACATCTCCTTGGAACGGTCACAGTGGAATCATCGCAAATCAAAGTGAAATAAACTTGCCGTCCACCGCCGTGCATAATTACGGTGCTCTGCCAGGTGGTGTAAGATTGTCTTTGACCCTTCCGGTGTTTTCCGGTGCAACGGTTTTCGGTGGCGCAACAGCCATGTTCTTGCACCCGAGCGTGTTGAATAACAGTGGAGGCAGAGGTGTAACCTATTCAAGCATAGTGGCGTATTCAGTAACGCCAAGCGGCGGAAGAACACCCTTTGCCAGAATACTGTATGTTACCACCAACGGAGAAACATTCGCAAGCGTGGCTTCACCAGCAAATGAGGAAACAGGATGGACCAACGCAGGTACAACCGTAACTGTTTCTTCTGGAACTGCCCCGACACTGGCTTCAATACAAAATCAGCCCGTGTTGGCTTATGGAATCATGTTGAATCAGCATCAGAACGACTCTTACCTCACTCTGAAGAACTTTTTCGCAGCAGGAAACACGCTGGAGTTCTATGCGTATCAGGATATTGCAGAGGGAATCACCGCGCCTGGTGGCTATGCAGTTGGTCCAAATGGTTGTTTTTTCCGAACTCCCGCAGGTATTACTTTGACACTCAGCAAATCGGGAATGGGCTTTTCATACGGAATTTACGGTCCTTGGGCAAAAGACAGTCTACCATCAACATTCTTGAGCCACTATTACAACGCTCAGGGGTACGGCATAAATCTGCGAACCAGCAGATGTACGCACAGCGGAACGCTGGACATGAGCGGAAAGAATTACATCCAAATCTATATGCTTTCGGCTTCTAACTGGTACGGTCGAGGCAGTTTAATGCACATTATGAACGGCGCGCACACAAATCTGTATATTGAAAATTCCAAAATGGAAGTGATTGATTCAGCCAATGCGCTGTTGACCAGGCAGTGTCAGTTGTTTGGATATGATTCGATTAACTCGCGTGGTGCGTATCCTGTGTTTGTTGGTTATTCGGGCAAACTAACATTTGCTGGAACTGCGGTGTCGATAAATTCACCACTTGCCCGGCGCGCAATCACAAGTTCTGCACAATTTGGTGGATACACACTGGGATTGGGAACTACTCTTGGACCAGAACCTACCATAAAAACCGTGTTTGACAGCAGTTCTTTGGTCAACTGTCCACGAATCAGCCACGACGGTGAACTGCATCTGACCAGTGATGATAAAGGCAATTACCCCTTTATTGTTGGGTACGAAGGCGGGGTGGACAGCACGGCATACGCTGATACCACTAATGATACTACAACCAAGGGTGCAGAACTTTCCGTGTACTTGAACGCCAAACTTCACGGATACGGTTCACTTATGAATTTCTGGAACACAACACAGGTTAAAGCGGGTCTTGCGGGAAGTGGAGCACCTGGTTTGATGACCAGACAGCCGTATGGAACGAATGCTACAAACAATCAGCAACTGCTCTACAACTCTCCCCGTGGTGCGTCCATGTGGTTTATTGCGTATCCAACCGGAACCGGCAAGACGAGAAATCTGCATGGATGGTACGGCACCAGCACTCCTACCAATGGAAGCAACAATGGGTTGTATATGAGTCGTATCGGTTTTACCCTTGGTCCCGCCGCTTCAGAAGACTGGTATAGTCCTGCTGTGTTCAACACTCTAAGACCGCAGCGGTCGGGAGGGTTCACGGCAGACCCGCCAGGATACACCGGTGCGGCTGTATACACGGGATATGTAAATGGATATCCTGGTCCACAGGTATCCACCTATTATTACGGTAGCCTTTAACGAGAACTCACATGGCTAAAGCCCTAATTTATCTAAATTCGGATGGTTCCGTCGTTCGGACCACACCGATCACCGATCCAGAAAACTACATTCCGACTCAATACTCGGAAAAAACAATTCTGCTGGATGACACTCTGTCCGGACAGAGCGTAGAATACACCCTGAACGATTCGGTTAGAGCAACCCAAGTATTCATAGACATTTTGGCAGAACCTGGTTCATCCGAAACCGTTGATCCTGAAGTGATTTTGCCTACCACTTCGCCGTCATCATCTTTTTCCGTTTCCATAAATCCTCTGACAGAACAAATTGTTCGTGGAGCATTGCTCGGAACATTTATCATGGGCGAGCCGGTGTTTCAGTCAACAATAACCCCCACAATAGTGAACAACTATGTGGTTGGTGGAGTAACGCTTGACACATTTGTGCCCTCAATAGGTTCGATTGGAGAGAGCGGAGGAATTGGTTCTCGTGCAGCAAAATTTGCAGGAACACTGAATGACACTGCATCACAGAAAGCAGCAGGAATACAGTTGCCCGCTTTCACCACATCTGCTTCTACTCCGTATTTCTTGCTTGAGGGGTGGATGTATTTTGAACAAGAACCAAGCAACAATTACGATCCAATAATCGTTACCAGAAGTGCGGACGGGGTGGTTGGCAGCACAAACGACTCTTTCCGTCTTGAGTACGACACATCATCAGATCAAGTGCAGTTCCATTACTCTGCCGCATCTTATGCTTCTGCTGGGTATCAGGGAATCGTGAATGTGTCTCCATCAGGGATAAGCACTGGACAGTGGAACCACTTTGCCATTGCTTGGGCTTCACAAGGTGGATCTGCGACCGTTAAGACTTATTGGAACGGAACCTCATTGTACAGCGCATCTGGTCTTTCTGGCTGGATTCGGAACAGCACAGCACCTCTGATGATTGGAAGCGGTGCGTCAGGAGACTATCCCCTCAAGGGATGGCTTGAAGATGTCCACATCCGCATGGGCGGAGTGACGCTTGCTCTTGCAAACTACGCTTTTATGGGTAGCACTGCTGAAAATCCGTTTGAAGCAGACCAAGCAGGAGACTACACGGTTTACCTGTTGTCGATGAACGGTCCTTTCGGGACATCGCTGTTCCCTGTGGACACGCTGTGCCGTGTTTCAGGGTCTTGCACATATTTTAATGGGGATGCCGCTGTGCTCGGTGTTGGAGCAATTACGCGAGAGCAGTCTAGTGTTCTTGGTATAACACTGTTTAGCGGAGTGTGCAGCGGATTCACAGCCACTGGTGGTTCTGGAGGCAGGTTGTTCGGGATGGAATCGGGTGGGTGCTTTGAGATTTCTTCCGTGACCCAACTGACTGGAATAACCGCAGCCCGTCAGCAAAGACTGAACGCTTTGCAACACACGAATTATTTCCTGTTTGGTATCACAGTCATGCAGGGTAGTTCTGGAAACTCTGGAGACTTCCCGAAACTGTTCAGCAGTGGATGGACTGGAACGACTTTTTCGTTCCTGCCGGTTCAGACAAATATTGATTACCTGAAAAATCTATACGACAACATTGTTGTTGTTGGTTACACGGGCAATACAGTTATTGAGGATTATTATGGTGTACAAAACAATTTTGGAACCACATATGTGAAAGAACTGTACGAAGATGTTGTTACATACAGAACAGACATGAATACTCTTGTCTCACAGATAACGGGCACAATAAACTCCTCAACCACCCATCAGTCTTTGAACTCAATTCAAGGCATAAGCACAACTGGTGCGGTTCTTAAACTTGCTCCGTATTCGCAGAGTAATCCGGCTGTGTTGGTGTCCACCAAGGCTAAATCCACCAAAGTATCCAACAATCCAGAATCAAAGTATTTGCCCAAGACAAGTAACTTTACGCTCGCTGGTCCTTTGGATTGATAAATCGGAGTGTTAAATGAAACTCGTACATTATGACCGTTCAACAATACAGTTGAATGAAAACACCTACGCCTTTGAAGATTTTCTGAAAGTTGAACCCAACTACTGTGTTCCTTGGGGCTTCTCCAGCAGAGTGTACGAGCGCGGTGTTCGGCATTACATCACGGACGGCAACAACACACTGTATTTGAAACTTGTTGACCCGTATTGCGACAGCATATGTGAGCGAGAAGGTGAACTGGCTAGGCTTGTAATGCGGTTGAAAAGCGAATCGGAAAATTAGCCGTTCCGATCTCCTAAATACTCTGAAAGGAGACACGGATGGCGAAGCCTACCACACGACAAGAATTCAAAGAGTACTGCCTACGCGCACTTGGTGCGCCCGTTATTGACATCAATGTGGATGACGCACAGGTGGAAGACCGCATAGACCAAGCAGTTCAGTATTTCAATGACTGGAACTCGCTCGGTATGCAGAGGCAGTACTGGAAGTATCAGATCACGCAGCAGGACATCACCAATCAGTACATTGACACTGATACGCTTGACGCAAACGGTCCAAAGATTTCCAATGTCCTGCGGGTGTTTCAAGTAGGGTTCAACCTACAGATCAACAACATCTTCAATATCCGCTATCAGATGGCACTCACGGACTTCTACGGGTTGCGGACAGGCAACATGAACATGAACTACTATGTGTCCACCATGCAGTACATTGAAATGTTGCAGCAACTTCTTGATCCCGAGAAGCAGATACGATTCAACAAGTACAAGAACCGCTTGCAGTTGGACATGAACTGGAGCGATTTTGCGCCGGGTCAATGGATACTTGTAGAGGCGTATGCCATTGTTGATCCTGCGGAGTACAGCGAGGCGTGGAACGACCCCATGCTTAAGAAGTACGCCACTGCACTCATAAAGCAGCAGTGGGGGGCAAATATGTCCAAGTATGAAGGCATTCCCCTGCCAGGCAACATTACATTCAACGGCACACGCATTTACGAGGAAGCCACCGAAGCCATACGCGCAATAGAGGAAGATGTGCTGTTGAAGTACCAAGAGCCGCCTGACTTCATCACAGGATAAGCATGACAGTAAACCCGTACTTTCGCCGCAACAAGAAGGGCGAGCAAAGCCTTCTTGAATCTCTCACGACCGAGGCTATCAAAATCCACGGTCACGAGATGCTGTACATTCCGCGAGAGAAAGTGACGGAAGACCTGATTTTGGGTGAAGAGGTGTCCGAATTCACGGACGCAAACCGCATTGAGATGTATCTTGAGAACGCGGACGGCTATCAAGGCGATTCAGAAATGTCGCGCTTTGGATTGGATATCCGCGAGAACGCGGTGTTCGTGGTGTCTCGCAAGCGGTTCATGGATGTCATGGGGCACAATCCTGAAATACAGAAGATTGGGCGTCCCCGCGAAGGCGATCTCATCTACTTTGACTACCCGTATAGCCTGTTTGAGATCAAGTTCGTGGAGCACGACAACCCGTTCTATCCTGCGGGAGAGCGGTACTGCTTTAAACTGTCGTGCGAGGCGTTCAAGTACACCAAAGAGAAGATACAGACAGGCGAATCCGAACTGGATGCGGTTGTCAGTGTTGAGTCCAGTTACGCAGTTGGACTCACGCTTGGCACATGGATCGGTGATCTGTACTCGGGTGAAGAGGTGTACAGCGGAACATCCGCAGACAAGCACGCATACGGTCGCGTGGAGTATCGTCCGTATCCGCACCCAGTGGCGGGTAGTTACTATGCACGCATCAATATGCAAAGCGGCAAGTTTGAGGTTGGTGACATCATCACGGGCAAGAACAGCGGATACACATACGCCATCAGCGGCGTGTACGAAACCGACATACGGCTGTCCCATCAGGATGTGCAGGACAACGAGCAGTTGGAACTGGAGCAAAAGGTGGATGACATATTTGACTTCACCGAAGTTGATCCGTTCTCGGAGGGCAACTACTAATGTTCACCAAGTTCTACAACGGCTCTATACGGCGCATGGTGGTAGCATTTGGCTCGCTGTTCAACCAAATCTACATTGATCGGGCTGAAAGCGGTGGCACAAAAACCATGCTTGTGCCCATCTCGTATGCCCCCAAAGAGAAGTACAAGGTTCGGTTGTCAGGCGATCCACAGTTTCAGAATCCCAATCAGATCACACTTCCGCGCATGGCGTTTGAGATCACTGGATATGTGTACGATTCCGCACGAAAGCGCAACAGCACCAATCGGCTTTTTGTTCGCCCGACAACAAGCAATCCAACGAAGGTTGACTACACATTTGCTGAAGTGCCGTACAACATTGATTTCGGACTGTACATCTATGTGCGAAACATGGAAGACGGGCTGCGTATTGTGGAACAGATACTGCCCTATTTCACGCCAGAGTTCGTGGCAACAGTGAACTTTGATGACATCAACAAGAAGATAGATGTGCCCATCTACCTGAATTCCGTGTCGTCAGAAGAGGACTACGAGGGAGATTTTGAGACTCGGCGTTCCATCATATTCACTCTGAACTTCACTATGAAAACCTACCTGTTTGGTGCGAAGAAGAACTACAAGGAAATCCGCGTTGTTCAGGCTGCACTGTGGAATCAGAATGTGTTTGATTCAGAGTTTGTTGGCGGCATCACTTACAGTCCCGGAAACACCACCGATGTTCCGTCTTTCGCAAATGTCATCATTGGCATAAGTGGACCAAGCGGTGCGAGTTCTAATGCAAACAACTACACACCGTTTGCGCGAGTGTATCAAAACGATCCTGATGCTGGTGGCAGCACATACGCTGCGGGAATGAATTCTCCCGTGATTGGCGTGACTGTTGATTGGGATATTTGAGGAGTAGACCATGAGTGGATTTGACAGCATTGACAAGGCTCTGAAAACAGAGCCACAGAAAACCATTGTTGTTCCCCCCAACGCAACGCTGGTGAAGGTTGATACTGTTCCACTCACGGACGAGCGGTTGGACAAAGACCTGAAGAGCGATTACGAGGTGGTGCGTGACAATCTGCGCGAACTTGTGGACATGGGCAAGAACGCTCTGGACGGCGTGATACAGGTGGCACAAGAAGGCGACTCGCCTCGCGCCTACGAAGTGGTAGCCCAAATGATCAAGACCCTATCGGAAACCAACCGTGAACTCATGGACTTGCACAATCGTGTGAAAACCATCCGCAAGGTGGATCAGAGCGTCACGAACAACACCACTACCAATCAGTCCATCTATGTGGGTTCCACGAAGGAACTACAGGACATTATCAACTCCGCTCGTTCGTCCACGAAGGCGTTTGACAATCGCCCTGATGTGCGTGACACCATAGCGGAAGACAAGAACAATGAGTAAGAAGAGCACGAAGTATCTGGGCAACTCCAATCTGAAGGCAGCAGGAGTGAATGTCAACTTCTCGCCCGAGCAGATTGAGGAGTATGTGAAATGCTCCCAAGACCCGCTGTATTTCATCAAGAACTATGTGAAGATCGTG